CAACTACTACCAATGGCGGATTCAATTTCTAATAAGAGAAAAGGAGATAAAAAATAATGGCTATTGACCTTTTAAGTATCCAGCCTCATAAGGTTTCAAGAGACCTTAGCGGATACATTACTTATATCTATGGCGCCCCTAAGACTGGTAAGACTACTCTTGCCACTCAGATGGATGGTTGCCTTCTCCTCGCATTCGAGCAGGGCTACAACGCTTTGCCCGGAGTTATGGTTCAGGATGTTACTTCTTGGGGCGAAATGAAACAGATTTTCCGTGAGTTGAAGAAGCCTGAAGTTAAAGCCTTCTATAAGGCAGTTATTGTTGATACTATTGATGTCGCTGCTGATCGTTGCAAGAAATATGTTTGTCAGCAAAATAGTATTGAAGACCTTGGCGACCTGGGCTACGGCAAAGGCTGGACTAAGTTTAAGGATGAGTTTAATGAAGTTTTCCGTGGACTAACTCAGCTTGGTTATGCAGTTTTCTTCATCGGACACCACAAAGAAGCTACAATTACTGATGCTGCCAGTGGTGCTGAAAAGCAGATTATTCGTCCTGCTCTTTCTAACAGCACAAGAGAAGTTATAGCTGGTATGGCAGATATTTATGGTTATGCTTACCAGAAGGCAAAAGGCGAAATGAGCCACCTTGCTCTTCGCTCTTCTGACGGCGCTATCGAGTGCGGATGCCGCTTCAAGTATATCCCTGCTGAAATCCCTATGAGCTATAAGAATCTGATTGACGCAATCCAGAATGCTATTGATCAGGAAGCTGCTGAACATGGTGGACAGTATGTTACTAATGAAAAGAATGCCGCTCCTATTGTTCAGGTTTATGATTATGATAGCCTGATGGCTGAATTCAAAGATCTTGTTGGCAAACTCATGACTAAGAATCAGAGTAATGCTCCAAAGATTACTGCTATTGTTGAAAAATATCTTGGTAAGGGTAAAAAGGTTAATGATGCTACTCCCGACCAAGCAGAATTTGTCCATCTGATTGTCTCCGAAATTAAAGAAGACTTAATGTAACAGAAAAGCCGAGGGTAAAACCTCGGCTTGACTTTTATTAAAAAATATGGTATAATATTTATATGAAAGGATGTGTTTTATATCGCTCACCCAGTAATTTGTCGAATTTGTAGGACAAAATTTGACAGAGATAAAATAGCTTATGTATCTCCAAAAGATAAAGTGTATAATCATGCGGATTGTTATTTGCGGGAACGAGTAAAAAATCCTTCTTTACCAGAATTAAAAATTATTGATCCGAATGATATTGTCACTTGTGTATATTGTAAACAAAGTTTTAATAAAAAAGAAGTAGAATATAAGTTAGTTTTAAATAATAAGTATGCTCATATACCATGTGCAGAATTAGAAGAAAAAAGAGAAAAAACTGACGCTGAAAAATTAGATCTATATATAATTGAATTATTTAAAATAGATTATGTATCTCCAAGAATTAGAAAACAAATTAATTCATATATTAATGAATATAATTATACATATACAGGGATTTTAAAAGCTCTTAAATATTTTTATGAGATAAAAAAGCATTCTATTGATAAATCACAAAATGGAATTGGTATAGTTCCATATATTTATCAAGACGCATATAATTATTATTACGCATTATGGTTAGCTCAAGAAAAGAATAAAGCAAAAGAAATTAATAAATATGTTCCAAAAATAAAAGAAGTTCATATACCAATTCCGCAAAAGAAAATAAAAAAGCGAAATCTATTTTCGTTTTTAGATGAAGAGGGAGAAAGTTAATGGCGGCCAGCAAATTTGTAGATATCACATCAATAATGCAAGTTATTGGATGTGTTTTTAATACACCTCAACTTTTAGATTATACAGATAAATATGTCATTACTGATGAAGATTTCCCAGATCAGTTTCATAAGATTGCATTTGGTGCGATTTATAAAATACATGAATTGGGAGCAGAAAAAATTACTGTCAATAATATCTTAGACTATTTATCAAGTCGTCCAAAAAGTGAGGCTATTTTTATAAAGCAAAAAGGTGAAGAGTGGTTAATGAAAGTAGCAGAAAATGCCACTTCCGCATCATTTGACTATTATTATAATAGACTTAAAAAAATGACTCTTCTAAGGGCATATGATAATTTTGGAATTGATGTTTCTTTTATTTACGACCCAAATAATATTCTTGACGCAAAGAAAAAATAGCTTCAAGAAGAAAATTTAGATAATTCATCATTGGAGCAGATTGCAGATAAAATAGATGGCCGAATTGATGAAATTAGAAGCCAATATGTTGACGGGTCTTTTGGTGAAGCCGCACAAGCCGGCGAAGGAATTTTTGATTTAATTGATGATTTAAAGAAACATCCAGAAGTTGGAGTCCCTCTTTATGGCCCATTGATTAATACAGTCACTCGCGGTGCGAGATTGAAAAAGTTTTATTTGCGGTCGGCCCCGACCGGCGTCGGCAAATCAAGAAGTATGATTGCGGACGCGTGCTATATAGCTTGTAACCGCATATATGATGAGACTTTTGGTTGGATTAAAAACGGAACAGCAGAACCAACTTTATATATTGCAACAGAACAAGAGCTTGGAGAAATCCAAACTATGATGTTGGCTTTTCTTTCCAATGTAAATGAAGAACACATCTTAAATGGTTCTTATGAAGGTGATGAAGAAGATCGAGTGCTTGAAGCAGCGAGAATCTTATCAGAAAGTCCTTTGTATATAGAAGAACTTCCAGATTTTTCACTCCAAGATGTAGAAGATAAAATCAAGAAAAATTTAAGAGACCATGATATTAAATATATTTTCCATGATTATATTCATACAAGTATGAAAATATTGGAAGAGATTACTCGTCGTAGTGGCGGAGTTAAGTTAAGAGAAGACAATATTCTATTTATGTTGTCTACTCGACTAAAAGATATATGCAATAAGTATGGAGTATTTATTATGTCAGCGACTCAGCTGAATGGCCAATATACTGATGCTGATACTCCAGATCAAAATTTGCTTAGAGGGGCTAAAGCAATAGCTGATAAAATTGACTATGGCTCAATTCTATTGGGCGTAAAAGAAGCTGATTATCAAGCTCTTGAAAATATATTAGCAACAAATGCTTTTGAAAAACCTAATTTAAAAATGTCTATTTATAAGAATAGACGAGGTAGATATAAAGGACTTTATTTATGGTGTAAAGCAGACCTTGGAACTTGTAGAGTTCGTCCAATGTTTGCAACTACTTATGATTATGAAATTTTAAGTATTGATGATATTAAAATTATAACAGATGAAGAAGGAGCTTTCTGATGGAAAACAAAATGAATACTTATAAGACTACTTTTGGTTATGGCAATATTGAATATAAAATGACAAATCAAATGGCAAAAGAGCTTTTGAAGAGCCGCAAAGGGACTGACGCAAATATGCATCCATAGGCTTTCCTTTGTAAGTATGTAAATGAAGAACTTGGCGTTAAGGGTAATTGTGTGAGGGTTTTAACTGATCTGTAATGTTAGTATTTGATAAACTTGAAATTCGTAATAGTTTAAATATAGAAAATATATTTGAATTGCTTCAAGAATGGGGCGGAGACCCAGAATATACTGATTTTGGAATTGTTTCAACAACAATATGTCATAATAAGCCCGGTGAAGGAAGTCGTAAGTTATACTATTATGATAATACGGGTTTATTTAAATGTTATACAGGTTGCGATTCCACATTTGATATATTTGAGCTTCTGATAAAAGTAGTTGATATACAAAAAAATAAAGTTTATGATTTGAATGACGCTGTTCGATTTATTGCATTTAAATTTGGTATATCAGCTACTTTCCAAGAGGAAGAAAAAGACCAATTAGAAGATTGGAAATTTTTAGATGCTTATGATAGAGTTCAAAATATTGAATTAAAAAATAATCATATTGAATTAAAAGAATATGACAAAACAATTTTGGATAGATTAGAATATTGGGTAAGACTTGATCCATGGCTAAATGAAGATATTAGTCAAGATGTTTTAGACTGGAATAAAATTGGATTTTATCCAGGAGGAGACCAAATCACAATTCCGCATTTTGATATTGATGGTCGATTTATTGGCCTGCGCGGCCGCACGCTTTGTGATGAAGAAGCAAAGAGATATGGAAAATATAGACCAGTTATTATAAATAAGCAAATGTATAATCATCCTCTTGGTATGAATTTATACAATTTGAATAATAGTAAAGAATATATCAAATTAATGAGAAAAGCTATTGTTTTTGAAAGCGAAAAAAGCTGTTTGAAATATCAATCTTATTTTTTCACAGATATTTCAGTAGCTTGCTGCGGAAGTAGTTTGTCTAATCATCAAATGCAACTTCTTTTAGATTTAGGAATTGAAGAATTAATTATTGCTTTTGACCGACAATTTAAAGAGTTGGGCGATGATGAATTTAAAAAATTAACTAATAATCTAACTAAATTACATGAAAAATATAAAAATTATATCAAAATAAGTTTTATATTTGACAAAGAAATGAAAACAGGCTATAAAGATAGCCCGATAGATTGCGGAAAAGATTTGTTTTTAGAATTATTTAACAAGAGGATAAGTCTATGAATTACTTAAAAAAATAGATACAAACAATTTTTAATGATAGTGCTAAATCAGTAAAAGAAAAACGAGACCTTTTAGATTTGCTTTAGACTTAGGCGAATCAAGAATGTGCAAAAGCAAAAACAGAAATTATTAGAGGATATATCTATTGTCCTCATTGTGATGATTATTATAAGGAAAAAGCTTGGGATATTACTGAACATCTTGTTGAGAAGCAAGTTTTAATTGAAAGCGATATGAAAGATAACGCTTCAGTCGGTTATGCTCCCTATTATGAAACTGTTGAAGAATTAGAATTTACTTTTGAGTGTCCTAAAGGACATCGAATTACAAAGGGGAAAGATTATGCGAGCTGCAATATGGGCTAATAGTAGAAAAGTTGGAGATAATCAACTTTTAAAAATCGAAAAATAGTATAATCTTTTTCATATAGAAACAAAAAGAAAAGTTATGTCATCAAGCGGATCTTGGATAGAATTTGAAAATGGAGATATTTGGAGAGTTTGCACCAGTCTCGCTTCACGAGCATATAAATGCAATATCGCTTATATAGAGCATAGTGTTCCAGAAGAGGTAGTAAATCAAATAATTAAACCTCAGGTTATGGCATACCCTTATCAAGCCTTTAATTATTTTTGGGGAGATGAAGATTAAAATTGAAATATTAGCTAATAGCTGAATAGACAGAGCCTACAATGATAGAATAGGTATTAGTTAATAGGGGATTTAAACGAGAAAATATAGAACATTTCTTAAATTTGTCAAGTGCGGATATCCTTGATCCTGCTATAGTTAATAATTTAGAAGAAGGAGTAAAACTTCTTTTAAAACATATAAAATAGAATAATTTAATCTATATGCCAATAGATAGTGATTGTGATGGTTTTACATCGGCAGCTTTATTTATAAATTATTTAAATAAGCTATTTCCGCACTTCGCTCAAAGTAATATTATATATAAGGCTCATACTGGGAAAGAACATGGTATACTTACAAAAGATAGAGTTCCAAATGGAGTAAAACTCGTTGTCGCTATAGACTCAAGCTCTAATGAATTTGAGGTTCATCAAAGTCTTGCAGAAGCTGGTATAGATGTTCTTGTTATTGATCACCATGAAGCGGAGAAGGTGTCAGATTATGCGTGTGTTATAAATAATCAACTTTGTGATTACCCAACAAAATCTTTGTCTGGAGTCGGTATGGCTTATAAATTTTGCTGCTATATTGATTAGCTTTTGGGAGTTAATTATGCAGAAAATTATGAAGATTTGGTTGCTCTTGGCTTAATTGCGGATATGATGGATTCACGCGATTTTGAAACTCAAATTTTAATTTAGCGTGGATTATTAAATATAAGAAATCCCTATTTTAAAGAAATGGTAGATAGAAACGCAAGACAATTTGAAGGCGGAATTACTCCAATTAATGTCGCTTTTTATGTGGCGCCTTTTATAAATGCGATTAATCGTTCTGGCACTTATGAAGAAAAAATTCTTATATTTGAAAGTATGTTAGAATTTAGAGCATATGAAACTATTCCTTCCACAAAACGAGGATGTAAAGGCCAAGTTGAAACTCGAGTTGAACAAGCTGGCCGCACAAGTGTCAATGTAAAGAATCGCCAGAAGAGAGCTGAAACTGATGGGGCGGAAATCATTGATAGAATTATTAAAGAAAATAATTTACTTGGACATAAGGTTTTAATAGTCCCAATAGATGCAAAATTAATTGAAAAAAATCTCGCGGGATTGATCGCGAATTAGCTGGCAAGTAAGTATCAAAGACCTGTTATGGTATTGCGGGAGTCTGAAAAAGATGGGGAAAAAACCTGGGAAGGTTCCGCACGAGGCTATGAAAAAACTGGGTTTACTGGTTTCAGAGAATTTCTTTTAAATAGCGGGTTAGTGTTGTATGCGGAAGGCCACTCTAATGCGTTCGGTGTCGGGGTCACCGCAGAAAATTTTGATAAATTAGTTGAATATATTGATATAGAATTGGCTGATATGTCGCTTGATATTCGATATGATGTTGATTTTATATTTGACGCAAATAGATTAACAAAAGAAGATATTTTTGAATTAGCTGATTATAGTGAAATATGGGGCCAGAAAATAGATGAACCTTTAATCGCTATTGAAAATTTAAAAATTACTGCTAATAATTTGAAATTTATGGGCGGTAATGGAAAAACTCTTGGTATTACTTTGCCTAAAGATAATATTAGTATGGTTAAATTTAATTTAACCGATGAAGAAAAAGAAGCTTTAGATGCTGGTATGGGCACTTATAATATGACTATAATCGGTTATTTCCAAAAAAATATATGGAATGGATTCGTTAAACCTCAAATTGCTATAAAGGATTATGAGATAAATGAAAGAATAGAATATTACTTTTAAATTTGAAGCTGATATAGAAGAATTGTCAAAAAGATTAGAATTTTTAATTAGTCAAATTGGTTGTTCAGCAGAAGAAGCTGGGGAAGCAATGGCTAATCTCTCTAAAGCATTAAGCTGGATAGATGCAACTGATAACCAGTTCATTGGAGCGGACA